CGGGAAGACCCGGTACGTTTCTTGATCGAGCTGCACAACCTTGTTGCCAATGCTCACAGGTGTTGTGGCTTGCCAGTCATTGGGCAAGTCCTTGTAGGAAATCACGTCATATCCATCGACGTCATCATTCACGTTGACTTTGATGACTTTGACCAGTTCCTGGCCCGTGGGTAGATCGAAGTCGAACGATGTTTCACCACCGGCGGCTATCACCGGGTCACTCCACTCCCGAATTGCCTTTGTGGTCTGGCAGAACTCGCGCGCGGCAATGCGCAGGGCGTTGTCCACCACCGGGTTCGGGCACCCGAGCACATCCACAAGGATGTAGGGGTAGAACTGGTCCCAGGCTTTCATTCAGTTTCCGCCTTGGGTTTGGACCCGGGTTTCTTCTTGGCCACGATGTCGCTGATCGCTACCGGAGCGGGAGTATTGACAACCACGTCTGCCAGCGAAGGTTTTGGCCTGGCGTCTTCAACGCGCTCCCAAATGTCGGGGTGTTTGGCAAGCTTGGCCCAGGTGGTCTCATCGACCTCTTGCACGTCGCCATTGCCAACCCACACGGTCTTGGTCATGGCCACGTTGTCGGTCTTGACTGGCTTGACGCCTACATATTTCACTTTCGGCATTGAGTTCTCCTATGAATTTTCAGTTACTCAGTTCTCGATGGGCGCGACCTGTAGGACCCCGGCGCCACTGACCTGAATCGCGGCGACGTGATCAAAACCAGTGGCATCGAGCGTGACCGACTCTTGCGGCGTCACATCGGGCTCGAATAGGTACCGCCATCCAGCGTGACAACCTCACCGCTGACGTAACCATCTCCTGCCGACGCAGCGGCGACTGTCGCTTCAACTGGTACACCCAGCCGTGCGTAGCAATTGGCCGTGGTGGCCAGCCTGACGGCGTTCGGCGCTTCACCCGTCGATGTGTTGGGGATGGCAACATAGGCCGACGATGCTCCAGTGGTGATGATTGCGCCACGTACCGCTATCTTTGGCCCTCTACCCAGCAACGCCCCACTGTTCGGGTCCATCAATACCATGGCTTGCGGGTACAGGGGTTTGGGTAAACTGGGTTTGTTTATGAGTTGGAATTCCATCTTGCTCTCCGGTTAACTAAAAAGCCCCCTGGGTGCAGGAGGCTTCATGGTTAAGGCTTGTCAGCCCTATTTTTGGCCCACGCCATTACCCGAAACAATCACAGCGATGTCGCCCGCTGCGAACGTCTGCGCATTGGTCGCAATCGTGATGCGCAGCCAGACATCCTCCTCAAACTTGATGGGTTTGAATGAACACTCCAGGCGTCCGCCGGTTCCTGCTGTGAGTTGGCCAGCAGCCGCGAAGTATTCCAGTGATGGAGACAACGAGGATGCTGCATCGACGGGCGTATAACCCGCACCAAACACGATTTCCGGGATGGCATCGGTGTCCAGATCGTCGCACTGGATTTGCACGCCGACGACTTCCATGCCACCTGGGATGCGGAAGTCAAGGGTGTCGCCGTCCGCCATGTTTGACGCGAACGTGTACTTGTCAGTGATGAACATGCCGCAGCCGTCGACAGGCATGAATGCCGGTCCGGCTGCGCGAAGAGATTTGAAATTTGCCATGGTGATGGCTCCTTGAAAAAGATTGAAAAACTGGCCCGGTTACAGACCAGGATCAAAGGCTTACGCCTTAGACAGAGCGGCGTTTGACCACCGAGTCGACGACACACACACCGAAGTCGGTGGGCTCGTTGTCGCCGGCCGAGTTCGGCAGGCTCCAGCGCAGTTTTTGCTCTGCACCCATCACTTCACCAGCCAATTCGAGATTGCGCCCGAAGTTGGTGTAGTTCTCCAGCAGCGAGTAGGTTTCCTCACTGGTGCGGTTGGCGCCGGAGACGATCGCCAGGGCTTGGGCGCCCAGGAAGATCGAGCGTGACACTTGATGCGTCGTACTCAGACCAGCGGCAATCGTCACGTTGCTTTCCGTTGCCGTCAGCTTGTTGGCCGACGTAATGTGCGGAACCAAGTCGCTGGCGTTGAAGCGGATGGCGAATTGCATCTTGCGCACCAGAATGCCGTTCCACAGGATCGGAGACCCCGAGAACAGCGGATGCGCTTTCAGATTGCCGTACTCGGCACGCTTCATGGCGTTGGTCTCGAACGTGCGGATGTTGTTGCCCGATGTGGTATCGGTAAACAGCGAGTCCCAGCCCAGCTCGTCAACGTACAGAATGCCCTTGATGGGGTCGTCACCAGCAGCCGGATCGCCTGGGATCTGGATCGGAGCCATCTTGACGGACATTTCACTCCAGAGCGCGGCGAATTCGTCGAGCACCGATAGTTTGAGACCATCAGCCGAGTCCACCGACGCCAACTGAGCGCCGCCTTGAACCAAAGTACCCGCATCCACCACAAAGTGACGGTTGTAGGTCGGCGCTTTCAGGGCGTTGACCAGCATGTCGGCAAAGTCCGGATCGGTGGCCAGGGGCAGAATCCAGTCCGTTCCGTCCTGAGCTCCGCGAGCGCCGGCCAGGAACGTCAGACAACGCTGCCAGCGAAAAGCCGGCATAGCGCGCACCAGTTGAGCCATGGCGTTCTGGCGCATCGAGTGGGGTGTGCGTTGCTGAGTCATCTTGCCGCCTGCGGAGACCGGCAGTGTTGCCATGTCCAAATAGACGTCTTGGCTCGAATACTTGAGCGCAGCGCCCCTGCCTTCGGCGTTCTGGTCGCCCATAACCGGGCGCAGTTTGACGACGTGCGCGCAATCGACTTGCACGATTTCGCCCGGGCCCTTGGAGAGTTCGTCTACACGCACCACGGGCATTTCTGTCGTGGTTTGCTGTTTCAGTTTGCTCATTGCGTCCTCATGCGTGGGCATGGGGCCGGTAAGCGCCGCCAGAGGGGTCGGACGGCGTACTGCCATTGCGCTAAGCGCATGGGAATAAGCCTTGTTCGCCAGTGGATTGCCTTTCGGCACGGAGGTATTTGACATTTTGTTTTGTCCTGTAGGAATATCGCCCTACTACGTGTCTCAGGCCGGTAGTGACGCGATGATTTCCTCATCGGTCATCCGGCTGTAGTCGGGCGTGGATTTGTCGGGTTGCATTCCGCCTTTGAAATCGCTGATGCGTTTGGGACCATCGGTCTTGAGTGCATCAATGACTGCTTGCGGGTCGCGTTTTGGTTCGCCAGGAGCAACATCGGCCTTGACGCGACGGGTAACTTCTGCCAGGCGCTCGTTGAGCGGCTTGTTCTGCCAATCCGGCAGGGTCATCAGGTACTTGTCCATCTCGATCGCGGCATGGAAACGGTCTTGCGTCTTCGGGTCGTACTGCCAATTGACAAGCTCGGGCACCGAATCAATAACCTCCTGGATCTCAGGGTCGTATCGAACCGGCTCGAAGTCGTCTTTTGGCACTTCCTTGGGCGCCTGCTGCAACTTGGTATTGAGTTCTTGCACTTGACGCGCCAGCTTTGCTGCAACGGGAAAGTTCTCATCCAATTCAGCCAATTCCTCGTCGGTAACTTGCGTCACCGTTAGGGTTTTGCCTGCCTTGAGATCGGCTATTTCCTGTTCCAGTTGCTGGGTACGTTCATGTGCTCGTTTGGCGTCCCGCCGTGCGGCTCTCAGGGCTGCGCGCGTGTCACCTTGCGGTGCTGCTGCTGCTGACTCTGGTGCTGCCTGGGCGCCTTCAACGGGTTTGGCTTCATCGGTTGCCGCTGCCTGCCCTGCGGGCTCTGCTGCTACTATGGATGCTTCGGCCGTAGCTGGGGCTTCTGGTGCGGGAGATTGCTCACCCTTTGCCAGTTCAGCCAGCATGGCTTGCTCTTCCGCGTTGAACTCTGCGTTGCTTTCGTTTGCCATCTGTCTCTCTCCTGCGTCGTTTACGGGCGACCCCCGAGGCTTTCGCCACCGTCCAAAATCCACACGCCAGCGCTCGGACGAGTCCGCTGGGTGGCTGCCCTGGGTACGCACAAACCGGTGGGCGGTCGGTTTGTGGCTAAAAAGAACAGGCGAAAAAAAAGCACCCGAAGGTGCCCAATGGCGACTGTCTGAAATTGGTGATCTAAGCCATGGCTTGAGCCAAAGCATCTGCAATCAATGCGTCGTTGCTTGCCTGTATCTGTCCTCTGGCTTGCTCGGCTTTGGCTTCGTTGAGGTCGACCACACTCAAAACCTGAGCTGTTTCGGCCTTGTCTTTGTCGCTGGCTACACCGTTTTGGATGCGCTGCTCGATCAGCGTGGCATTCGCGTTGGCCAGGCGCGCGGCGGCGTTGCGGGCCTGCGTATTGGCTTGCTTGTCTGCGATCTCGGCGGTTGCGACTGCTGCCTGGGCCTGCTTATTGGCCTGGGCCTGCTGCGCTTGATCGGCGTCCGCCTTTTCCTGTCCGGCTTTGTCGCCTGCAATTGGAATGCCCGACATCTTGCGCAGATCGTCGGCAACCTGTTGACGGTTCGGGATGTTGCTCGACTCAAGAAACACAGGCGCCAGAATGGCCACGGCCTGCGGGTTATTGCCCAGCGCCTGGATGATGGTCGCCACATTGGCCTGCATCTGCTGCCTGTAAGCCGGGGTGCTTGGCACTTCGGACATTGCCACCTTCACATCGGCATCCTTGACCTGGTTGACGGGCTGCCCGGTTTGTGGGTCCCACGTATTGAGCACAATCGCGCGCTTGGTCTTGCCAACGCCCACCATGACATTTAGGTTTTCGTTCAAGTGGTCTTGTACGATCTCTTGCAGTAATGTCTCGAACACCTGGCGGCGGGCAAAGGCGTAGTTGTCGTTCATCTCGCCCATGGCCTGTTCGCCCTGCTCGATCAACAGACTGTTGGCAATGCCTGACGTCACGCCAGCCGGACGATTACCTAACTGGCTTGAATACCTGCCAGCGGTGTCCTGGATCAACTGTTTGGCATCCTGCATAACCTCGACCTGATCGCGTTGCAGAGTTAAATCGTTGCCGATCTTGATGCCGTTGACGTTCTTGCGGTTGGGATTGGTGATGATCTGCAAGTCAGGGCGCATCACCGCATCAGCAATGTCCGCAATCGTGTTGTACTCGGTCGCCAGGGCGTCGTCGTCGATCTGAATCTGCTTGGCCTTGAGCATCCATTGAATCCGCAGGCGGCGCTCGTTGTACTCATCCTGCGGGCTAATCATGCCCTCGATCAAGCCGTAAGGGCTCAGGTCCTGGTCATCACGGAAGGCAAAGAACGGGATGTAGGGGAAATTGCGCTTGGTGGTGCCAACATCAAGCAAGCGGTGAGGACCGGCGTACAGTGCCATTCTGACCTGCATCGTGATCGCTTTGGACACCTTAACCAGACCGCGGGCGACCGCTTCGACGTGTCTCGGGTCTTTGGGGTCGTACTGAATCCGCTTGGTCGGGCTCATTTGGAGCACCACTACACTGGCCGGTACGCGGTACCAGACCTCGTACATCTTGATCATCTTGCGTGCTGAGTCCACCCAGTCTCGCCTGGCCACCTGGAATCTACGCTCGGTGTCCAGAGCATTCATCAGCGCCTGGTTGGGCTCACCCAGCAAATAACCCTCAACCATCAGTGAGTCCCAGCCTGATACCGTGCGCTTGAGCACGTCCTTGTGCTCAGGCATCTTGGCCTCGATCTCATCCAAGTCGATCCAGCGCTTGCGGCACAGCCAGCGGCAAGCATTAAGCAATGTCACGCCCCTTTGTGCTCTCCAGTCCCACCAGATTTCATTGCGGGGGACATCATCAACCCGGTAGGGATAGTCCAGCGGGTCCGAGTTGCGCGACACCTCAACCCACCCGATGCCAGCCTTAACGTCGCTACCGTAGGCGTTGGACACAGCCATGTGGGCCCGGGTCTCGCGCTCGGCTTCCTTGAGCCTGGGGTTCAGCGCATCGCAAACGTCTTGGTAATCGTCGTCATCGGCCTCGATCTTGATGTCGGTGCGGCTTTTGGCCTCCTGGCCCAGCACGGAATTGATGACTGGGCGAATCAGATTGGTTGAACGCTCGTCCAAACCCTCGGCCCGGATGGTTTGAAGTTGCAGCGGGCTGAGTTGCTTGCCATCGTAATATGCGCAGGCCAAGTCAGCACGATCACGCCAGGGCGGCTGATCGGCGCAGTCAGAGATCAAACGCTCCAAGGCATACAAACTGAACGAACCACTGCCCGCACTGTCGCGGCCGCCGTTGTAATTCGGCTGATCTTGGTATTGGGGTGTTGGCTTGATCATGTTTCAAACTTCCAATTAACCCCGTTGACTATCCCGTCCATCGTGGATTTGTGCATCCCAAACCTTTTTGCCAGCGATCTTGCCCCGAATTCAGATGATCCTCGAACGTACATGGCTCTAATCTGGCGCACTTGATCCAGATTCAATTTTGCCCTTCCGTTGCCTTCACATGCCGGGTGTCTTGCACGCCCTCTTAGCTCACAATCTCTAATGTTGTCAGCCTGAGTTCCAATTTCAAGATGATCAGGATTGACACATGGGGGGTTGTCGCATTTGTGACGAATCACTTTCCCATCAATTTCCGAAAGTTTGATTCCATGCATATCGCAGTAAGCGGATCGATGTGCAGAAACTGTCTTTCCGTCAACAATAAATCTGCCATACCCTTGTTCATGCCTGGTTCCTGTCCATTCGATACAAGGTGTCTCAAGGGGTGTTGGCTGGATCATGTCATGCCTCGTTTGCGTCGGTATGCCGCCGCATCGTCACCAAGCCCAGCGGGCGGGATGGAATCGTCAAATGTCATCGTCACTGCATCACCCTTGTCCGGCGATCTGCCCAGCATGTCTCGAATCTCGTCCTTTGGCAGTATCTGGATGGCAGCCAATTGGCCCATCGTCACCACCTTGTACCTGGCTGCGCACAGATCGGCTTCGAGCTCGGCATCTGGCGGTAGAGCGATTGGGTCCGGGTTGGTCGGGTCCAGCGCTTCCCGGCAACGCCAGTAAGTCTCTGCCCTTTTGTTCCTGAATCTCAGGCTTCCAGTCACATCCATTGAAGTGCTGGCCTCAGAACCAACGAATGAATGAACTCGAAGCCTCAAACCCCGGATGAAATCCAGCGCGGAAGACCCAATTCCAATTGAGTCCACCACGATTGGCGCACCGTTGCGCACCAGTGGCGCCACAAACCCGGTGGCCTTGGGCCCGTCATTGGTCATCACGCCCGGGCAAGTCACCAGCTTGTCAAACCACAGCCCATGCCTTGGCGCCGCCGTTGTCTTGTCCACACCGCCGCGCGCCACATCGAACCCTATGGAGGTCATTGGTCCCTTGGCTTCGCGAGGCTTCCAGCGTTCCATTGCCGCCTTCACCCAGGCTGTCGGGCATACCTGCCACACCGGATCAGCACTGCCGGCGCTGAAATCACCGCGCAGCATCTGACTGCGAAGCGGCTCGGGCAACGATTGAAGGGTCGCCCTGTATCCAGTGGATGACAAGAACACGTTGTCATCGACGTTTGACGGGATGAACGTCCTGCTCTTTGGCGTTACCCAGTCTTTGCCGACCAAAACACGATCCGGCCCTGGAACAGCAAGGTCTTCCCCGTTCTCATCCGACACATACCAGCGCAATTCGCCTGGCTTGGCCGGGTTTGGGTGCTTTGGATCGAGCCATGGAGCCCAGAATCGCTTGACCCACTCTCCTTCTGCTGATGTCGGCGGGTTGCCGGCAGCCACTACACGCTGCCTGACCTTCGGGTTGTCGGAACGAAGCCAGCCAATCAACGTCCTGAATTGCAATTCGGTGAAGTGGCAAATTTCATCGAACAATTTACCGTCATGTGGACGACCTTGGTATTTCATCCAGTCTTTGGGATCCTTGACGCTGCCCAGCTCCATGACCTTGTGGCCTGGAAGTCGCCATACTCCAGTTTGACTGTTGTAGCCCTTGCGCGTGTGCAGAATCGTCGCCATGCGCTCTTCAATGCCGATCAACTGCACCGCTTCACGCCGGAAAATGATCGAGTGCTCCTGGTTTGTCAGGCACAACCCCAAAAGCAGGTCAGTCTTACCACCGCCCGCGGCGCCACCGTAAAACAGAATGTCAGCCGGCGAGTCGTAGGCCATCTGCTGCGGGCCTTCCTGCGGCACCCACAATTCCTGCCCGGCCAGCAACAACTGGTCAAGTTCTTCCCGTTCTTCTGGCGTCAAATAGTCAAGATCAGCAACCACTTTGGCAGTAGTCACGCCGGTTTCCTATTCTTGGCGGCAGCCAGGAGCGCCGCAATCCTCACAGCGCGCTCGGTGTTGGACATGGCATTCAAGGCCTTGGCGACACCGCCCATGGCACCTTCGTTATCCTTCTCGAACATGTTGAGGAACTTGCCGCCGCGATCAATGGATGCGTTCTTGTCGGCAATCTTGTACTTTTTAACGTGGCCGATCAGTTTCTTGCCCTCGCCGCGGCCGTCGTACTCTTCCAGAACTTCCAGACCGACAATGCAAGCTGCGGTGTCATCATCCAGTTCCAGAATGCTCTTTGGCCTGCCATCGGCATGGAACATCTTGCGCGCATCAAAGAACGCGATCCGAGCGGTTTCCCGCATGATCCGCTCTTGTGTGAGCTCCATCTTCTCCAGGCATTCGTCCTGTTTTGCAGCAATGACCGTCTGCTTTTGTGACAAATAACCTGCAATGGCAGGTTTAAGCAGGTTTTCTTGTCCTATGACTCGGGCTGTTTTCTGGCTGTAACCCGCAGCCAG